TTTAGTTAAAAAAAATACACTTGCGGCGCATTACCTTTGTATTATGCCCACAACTAATAACTACGACATCGTACAAGGTAGTGACTTGACAATGGTTTTGACCGTTACTTACAACGGTGAAGCGGTAGATTTAACGGGGGCAAGTATAGTAACGACTGTAATTGATCGGAACGGGTCAGATATCGCGGAAGTTACAACAACATCACACACTACGCCAGCCAGCGGAATTACAACTATTTTAATACCAGATACAACTACTGATAATTGGGCAATCGGTTGTTACAGTATTCAAAGTAAATGCACGTTGGCAGATGGTACGGAGGGTGTGATAGATGATTCATGGGTGAATGTGAGATACAGTAACTAATGCCAACTAGCAGTAATCAAAAGAAGTTTGGATCAACGGCAAATCAAAAGGGGTTTGCTAATACTGCGGACCAACGGACTTTTGCAAATACGGTTGTAGCTAGTACAGTAGGCACGTTAATACCACAGATACCAGATGGTGTTAGAATTACGCAAAGTGGTGTTTATAGAATTGTTCAATCAGGTGAATATAGAATCATAAATGGCTAGTTTTAAGATTACAGATTTAAGCGAGTTAGCAGGTGGCAGCGTTGCTGATACTGATGTTCTGGAGATTGTTGACCTGGACGCGGACCAGAGCAAAAAGGTAACGATTGCGAGTCTTAAAACTGTGTTTGCAGGTTCTGGTGTTAGTGAGGGCGATTCCTACACGGGTGGCACGACAGACGGCATTATGTTTAATGATGGGAATACGTTTGCGACAAGTTCAAATTTCGTGTTTGATGGTTCAAACGTAGGCATAGGAACAACAAGTCCATCGGCTAAACTTCATGTAGATGTAGGAAACGGTTTCAAGGTTAAGGCGTGGTCTATTTCAGGTTCTTACGGGGCTATCGCAAACAACTCAGGTTTTGAAATGATGCGTTGGCTCGGTTCTGCATTATACATCAACTATTCAGACCCACTAAGATTTACATTTAACGACTCAGAAAGGGGTAGATTTTCTAACACAGGTTTCTCAGTAGGAACAACATCAAGTGATGCTAGGTTTCATTTAGCCGCAGTAACAGACGAAGTTGCCCAACGCATAGACCTATCCAACGGACAAACAGCCGACGCATTCCAGATCAACTCTTTTGGCAATACTGGAGGGGATTTGTTTAAGGTTGATGCAGATGGTAACGTAGGCATAGGAACAACAAGTCCAGTAACCCCATTCCACATACACGCAGACCCAGCAGTAAACGGTTTATTTGCAGCAGATTTGGTGTCAAGTATTTCGGGGACACAGAACCTTTTTAGATTCGGGACAAACGGGTTTACAAGTACAATTTTTGCAGTAAAAGCAACCGCAAGCGTCGTTAGTTTTTCGTCATGGGACAATAATAATGTCATTGTACTAAACAACTCAGGCAACGTAGGCATAGGAGCAACAAGCATAGATGCTAGTGCCAAGTTTCAAATTGATAGCACAACACAAGGTGCATTGTTGCCACGAATGACAACAACACAAAGAGATGCAATTCCAAGCCCTGCAACGGGTTTATTAATATTTAACACAACAACCAAGAAGCTAGATTATTATTCTGGCACGGCTTGGGGACAAGTATAAAAAAGATGATAGAATTTTTAGCAACAGTAAAAACAAAAAGCGAGGTTTTAGTCGACGCCAAGACTGGCGAACAAGCAATCCTACACAATGGGATATTCAATGCAACTTACACCGATAGCGGATTAATCGTGAAGGGTGCGTATTATTATTTAGTTCTTGCAAAAGATGAGAACGGTGATGTAATCCAAGACGAGGATAGTAACGACACATACACTCAGGTCATCTTGAATTGGAATAGCAGTAAGTCATTGTCATGGGCGGAGGTGAATGCTCTTTATGCAACATTGGATATTAACTATCCAACCAATCCGACACAAGAGGACATAGTGAAAGCTAATTTAACGGCTGGCTTGCTTTATTTAACTCAGCAAGATGCACAATATGGCACAACCGCAAATGATTGGGAGGTATGATAACGACAACGGATAAGCAAAAAAAGACTTTAAAAGGGCTAGAAAAGCAACTAGCGGAACTGCAAGCAAAAGCGAACCAGATAAACGGTGTGCGATCTGCTTACATTACCGCAATACTAGAGGGTGCAGATGTCGATTCGGATAAGCAATACGAATTGGATAAAAGCTACAATCTAGTAGAGAAAGAAGAAGAAAAAGAGTAATGAAGATACTAGGGCTAGAAATCACGAGAGCAGAAAAAAGGCAAGCAAGCCAACTTAATCCATATTACAATAGTTTTTATGGGTACGGGTTTGGTACGTCGTCAGTTGATATTGATTCAGTCAGCGGCATCGCAAGTTGGAATAGATGTTCTCAGATTCTAGCTGGTACTATTTCAGGACTCCCAAAACACTTGGTAGAGACAACCGACAACGATAGAAAGACAATATACGATAATCCTAGTGTTCCGTTGATTACTGACATGGCTAATCAGAATATGAATAGCTACAACTGGCACGAGTACATGATGCAGAGTGTAATTAATTACGGCAACGGTTACAGTCTAATACGACGTAATGCACAATATCAACCTATTGGGCTTTCAATAGTACACCCAGATAACGTTACGGTATACGTATATGATGATGCGGTAGTTTATGAGGTACAATATCAAGAAAAAGGAACTATCAAGGTGCTTTATGAAGATATGTATCACATTAAGGGTCTAAGTCACAACGGGTATGTTGGTATCAACCCAATTCAAGCCTATAAAAATCAACTTGGTGCTACTATATCAGCCCAGAAATACGGTAAAAATAGCTATGATAAAGGGTTTTTGAGTAGTGGTTATTTGGAGTTAGAAGGCAGTCTGAACGAGGAAACTAAGCGAAATCTGCGAGAAAATTGGGCAAATGTTAGTTTGGGTGCTGACAATATGGGGACTCCAGTACTTGACAAAGGTCAAAAGTATGTCCCATTAAAGATGAACCATCAGGATGCACAATACCTAGATGACAGAAAGTTTCAGAAAGCGGAAATAGCTACAATGTTGGGTGTGCCTACTCACTTAGTGAATGAGATGGGTGATGCTAAGTACAACAACGTTGAAAATACGAACACTCAATTTGTACAGTACACGATTATGAACTATGTACACAAATTTGAGGAAGAAAATAAAAAGCTACTTCGAGAGGATCAACGCATGAGATACAAATGGCGTTATGACGTTAATGGTTTGATGCGAGGAGATATGGCCGCACGTGGTGAGTTCTACGCAAAAGGCATTCAAAACAGTTGGTTGAAGCCTAGCGAAGCTAGAAATATGGAAGATTTACAAGGTGGTATTGATGACTACCTATTGAGTATAAATAACCAAGTACCTTTTGGGGAAAGAGAAGATTATAAACCTAATAATAAAGGGGCAAATGAGTAATACAGAAAAAAGAGCTTTTGAAAGCTCAATAGAAATACGAATGAATGAGGATGGCACGGAAAGCCGTACAATTACTGGCTATGGTGCAGTATTCAACAAATGGTCTAGTAATTTAGGCTGGTTTAGAGAAAAAATGGATCGAACTGCATTTGACAATGTAGATATGTCAGGTGTGATTGCGACATTCAACCATGACTTTAACAACGTTTTAGCACGTTCAGACTCCGATACTTTACGGTTGTCGGTTGACGATTACGGTCTAAGATACGAGTTTGAAGCACCTAACACAACGGCTGGCAATGACTTGTTAGAAAATGTGAGAGTTGGTAATGTAAAGGGTTCTAGTTTCATGTTTACTGTAGCTGATAGCGGCACGGAATGGAGAAAGGGCGAAGATGGAATGGATGAGCGTACTATTAAGCAAGTTGAAAGACTTATTGAGTTAGGTCCAGTAACAGTTCCAGCCTACCCAGATACAACGGTAGCAAAACGAGATTTAGAATCAGCGAAAGAAGCTGAGAAGAAAGAAGATATGTGTTCTGTGGTTGACACCGAGCGCAAATACAAACAATTAAGAGCGAAAATTTAAATGAAAAATTCAAAACAACTGCGTGAGGAGCGGTCTACAGTAGACTCTCAAATCACGGAATTACGCAAAAAATACGAAGGTTCAGAGATGACCGAAGCAGATGCTACGGAATTTGATAGCCTTGTTGAGCGTATGGAGACACTTTCTGACGACATTGAAAAGGCAGAAAAGAGAGAAGCAGCAATTAAAGATGTTGCAAGTCGACAAGGTCAAAACTTTAACCCAGCACAAGGTACTCAAGAAACTAGCAAAGATGAAAACACTATGCTACGTTCTTTCGACATGGGCAAAGCGGTTAGAGATTTGGCTAAAAAAGGACGTTTGGACGGAGCAGAAGCAGAATTGATTGGCGAAGGTGTTAGCGAAGCACGTGAAGCTGGTATTCAGTCTGGAGGTTTACGCATTGTAATCCCTAGCAAGTACACCGAAAAACGTACCGATATTGACCAAACCACTTCGGCTATTCAGCCAGTAACGGTTGGACGTTATACTGAAGCACTACGTGAGAATGCGGTTTACGCTAACGTACCAGGTATCAACGTTTACACTGGTTTAAGCGGTGACATGAAGCTACCAGTAACTGCTAAGCAAACACTTGCATGGGCAACTGCTGAGAATAGTGCTGCTGCTGATGGTGGTGCAAACTTTACTAAGGACACACTAGCACCAGTACGTTTGACTGGTTATGTTGACGTTTCTAACCGAGTTCTAGCACAAAATGGAACTGCCGCAATGAACGCAGTAATGACTGACTTAGGGCGTTCAGAAGCTGAGTTAATCAACACGGCTATGTTCTCAACTGCATCAGTAGCAAATGCACCTGGCGCACTAGCTGCAACTTCTGGAGTGTTGACATTTACTGAGGAGGCTGCACACTCTTATGGTGTATCAGTACCAAAGGATTTGTTGAGTGCAATGCGCACAGTTGCCAACGATCACGGATTGACTGGAAACCACTCTTACATTCTTTCAACTGAGTTAATTGCTGACGCATTAGCTGGTGTTAATGTAGCTGGTATCACTCCAACAATCACAGAGGGTGGTTACAACCGATACACAATTAACGGAATGAATGCATTCTTTACAACTGGTGCAACTAAGGTAGCTGGCACAAGCGGAGACGGTATCTTCGGTGACTTCTCAAGAGTTCACTTCGGACGTTGGGGCGGTCTCAACATCTTGGTTGATCCGTACACGGTAGCTGGTAACGACCAAGTGCGATTGGTGGTTAACTCTAACGTTGACTGGTCACTAGTACAAGGTGCTGCATTTGTTAAATTCACTTCATTGACATAATATGAAGGTATTAGCAAAACATCCATTGTTTCAATTTGGTATCCAAGCCTATAAAGGTGCGGAAGCGGAAGTATCTGACAAGCTAGGCAAAGAACTAGTTGAGTTGGGATTTGCTACCGAAATAAAAGCTGAAAAGAAGCAAGGTAGAAAAGCGAAAACTGAGAAGTAGGTAATAAATGTGATGGGGGCGAAGCTGGAAAGCCTAGCCCCTTATTTTAAAGCGATATGAGAATACTAAGAACACAGAAGCCAGCAGGGTTAGCGATAGGATTAGAAGCGGTTAAAACGCATCTAAGGTTGTTGGGTTATGACGATGAGAATAGCCTAGTGGCTAGCTATGTCTATTCGGCTTGTGAGTTCATTTTTCAGCGCACTTGGAAAGTTATACAAAGTGCAAGCTATACGGCTTATCTAGATGACTGGAATAACTACAACGGAGAATATAGCTACAATCACCACTATTACCGAGATTACCGCAATTACAAAGATGATTGCGATATAAAAATAAAAATGCACCCAGTAACGTCACTTGATAGTATTAAGTATTACGATGCTGATGGAGTGCAACAAACAATGGTTGACGGAACGGATTACTTCTATTCAATCAACGGCAACTTTGCGAGGATAAAGTTTTTAGAAAAACCAACCTTGCAAGATAACCGATACGATGCGATAGAGATAGCATTCACGGCTGGATATTCAAACCAATTTGACATACCAGACGACTTAATCCATTGCTTAAAGATATTGGTAGCGGATGCGTTCAACAATAGAAATAGCCAAACGGCTGGAATGACCGTAAACGAAAATAAGATACCACAGAGCGTTGATATGATACTAGCGAATAACAGTTTAAAAGACTTCGGATAATGTGGGACATTGGCAGATATGAAAGGCTAGTAACAATCATGCGCCCAACGGTGACAAGTGATGCGAGTCATGCGCCCGTTGAGACGTTTGCAGAGTGGCAGAAATGCTACATGAGCAAGCAAGACAAAAGAGTGTCAGAGGGCATGGAACAAGACAAGAATACTGGCGATAGATATACAATCTGGAAAACGGCACGACCAGTATCAGGTTTGACTTTAAAGGACCAGCTATTGTTAGATGGTGTGACATACGAGATACAAGGCATTAGAGAATTAGGTAGAGAGCGTTTGGAGATTGAAACGATAACCAAGTATTAATGAATTTTAGCATTGACATACAAGGTTTTGACGATGTTATTAATAGCATACAAAAGCTAGAAGATAGCGTTAAACGTCGTGAATTGCTAAAGATATTTAAACGGCAAGCGAAGCAGCCGCAACAGATAATGAAGCGGCAAATAAAAGATGCTAAACGAACTGTAACGTATCACCGAAACAACAACATAAAATATAAACCAGGAAACCTACGAAGAAGCATTAAGACATTTACTGGTCGCAACAAAGAGGGTGCAACGGTGTACATTGGTCCACAAGCTAAAAAAGCAGAGGGTTCTGGTTACTACGGATACTTTGTGAACTATGCAAAAGGTGATATTCGCAAAGGCAATAAAAACTTCCACTACATGCAGCGCACATTCTCGTTTGTTGAAACGATTATAGGTAATAAAATGAGTGCAGAGGTTAAGAAATATTTGGAACACAAAGAGCGTAAACTAGGATTTGAAGTAGTAAGATGACATTTGAAGATGCAATAGGGGATATTTTAAAGGCAAACAGTAATTTGACTGATTTGTGTAGTAACATCTACGGTGGCATTGCTCCGCAGAATGGTTCACTTCCTTATATCGTTTTTAATCGAAGCGGTCAAATACCTACACCAGACAAGCAAGCCAATAATATCGGTGACTTATTGCTAGAGGTAGACATTTATGCAAGTGGCTACAATGAAGCTATAGAGATAGCCGATGCAGCACGGGAAGCACTAGATTTAGCAACTGGAAGCTACACGGGATTTGATTTTAGCCGTGCGAGGTTTGACAGTCAAAGTAGTGTTGACTATGATCCAGAGAATAGAGCATATTACACCCTACAAGGGTACATAATTTGGTATAAATACACATAGAATGAAAATAAGATTAACAAAGGCGCACAAGAAGCCTAACGGGAAAAAGATAGCCAAAGGCACTATTATAAGTGTTCACGAAGGGCATCCGTATAAAGACTTTGAGGTAGTAGGTCAGGAAACTGAAACTACCGATGAAACACAATTCAAACAAATTAAAGAAAACGAAAACGAATAATGGCAACAGCAGGAAAATTCAAC